CTAAGCTTTTTATTTATGAAATTACTCATATAGTATGTGGATACAATTATCATATAAAAAGTAGTTTAAGAGATTTTAAAAATATTACTCTTACTTTAGTTTATCCTACTGATATTTTTGGAGAAACTTATACTGCCTCTAGTTTTCAAGGAATGAAAGTTATAGGAAATCCGAAAAATAATCCTATGCTAAGTATCTTATACCGTTGATTTAGTGTATACATAGTTATAGGGTAAGGGGGTGGAAGTTTAAAAAGGATTTGTATGAAATTATTTGAGCCTCAGAACGACACCCAATTGTTAGAAGATCTTATGGAATATGAGACACAGATTTTTTGTTTGATGGCAAATACTAAAAAAGTTAAATTATTACCATCAACTTTTGGTGATAGAGATGTTACGGCTGGTGATATAAAAAAAGCTAAAGAAGAATCTGATAAAAAGGGATATAAAGTACTTCATCAAATGTTTTATGATAAATATGTTTCTGTAGTATTTGATCCTGATAATCCCACTAGAACTTTGATAATTCCTGAAAATGAGGCTAATTTACAAGGTTTTAGCTGCTGAGAGAATAAATCCTTCCGCCCTTAGCTAATAAGCAAACAAAGGCATTAGATTCCGAGCAGGAAACTAACATTAACATATCCCACCAAAAGTAAGGCTTGTAATATTCTTAGGCTGTCTGCCACGCAAGTCTTACTTTATATATTTTTGAGGAGAATATGGATAAGGTTATTTATAGATGTAAAGCTTGTGGATGGGAAAAAACATTACCTGCTACATGGGCCGATGTGAAACCTAGATTCTGTCCCAACAACAAATGCGAATATTCCAAGAAAAAAAGTAAAGGAAAAAAGAGTTTTAGAGGCTCTCCTGAGCAACTACAAGTAATATTACTAGAAAAGAAAGTCAAAGCTGAACCTGAAAAGCCTAAAAAAGGCAGAAAGAAGAAGGTAAAAGAGACTGATGAGCGATCATCTGAAGAATTACAAGGACAAAGCTCAGATAGCCCAACTGGCGACCAGGAAGGTTAAAGAACTTAGCGGAGACTCTAACTGGCACATATTACAACAAATTACTCAAGAAATAGAGTCTGTATTTATTGCTGAAGATCAATCTACTCCTACTCATACAGAAATGAAAAAGTTATTAGAAAAAGAAGTAACTTTAAGATTTCAAGATGATAAAGAAGTTTTAAAAATTCTTGTTGAAGGAATACCTTCTGGTTATACTATTGGTAAATGGCGTAAAAAAGATGGTTGGGATGATGCTGTTTGGGAAAAGATTAAAACTGATGGATTATTTACTAAAGAACGTAGAGCTAAAGTAATAAATGCTTTATATAAAAAAGCTACAGATCCTAGAAGACCTGATATACAAGCCGCTAAGTTATTCTTAACAATATCAGGAGATTATAGTGATAAGTTAGATGTAACTCAGGGAAAAACTTTAGAACAATATCAGGAAATTAATAAAATATTACATGGAAACAAATCTTGACTATAATACTGAAGGTAAACCTCTCAGAATAAATGAATTGAATATTGAGGGGTTGGCTCAATGGCTTCATGACAAAAAAATTAGAACTAGTCAAGGTAAAATTATACAACCTTTACATGATGGACATAGAGAAGTTGTAGAAGACGGCGGAAGATATAAAGTATTATCATGTGGAAGAAGATGGGGTAAAACTCTTTTAACTTCTTTGGTAGCCTTGGCTGTATTGATGCAAATGCGGCGTAGAGTTTGGATAGTGGCACCAGATTATAGTTTAGCTGAAAAAGTTTTTAGAGAACTATATAATATTCTTGTTAGACAGTTAGGGCTTATAAAGCCTGGAAAAACAAATGGTGGTAGAGCTAGATCTCAAAAAGGTGAATATTACTTAGAAACTCCATGGGGTTCAGTATTAGAAGCTAAATCTATGGAAAATCCTGATTCACTAGCTGGAGAAGCTAATGATCTAGTGATTATAGATGAGGCAGCACTTAATGATCAATTAGAAGATATTTTTATTCAAATGATCAAACCCACACTCATTGACAAAGAAGGCAGTGCTATGTTTATTAGCACTCCTAGAGGCAAAAACTCTTTTTATAAGCTATACTTAACTGGTCAGAAAGGAATGAGACAGAGAAAAGGTGAATTAGAGATAATTACTGATGAACAACATAATGTTAATGATGATATGACAGAATGGAGTTCTTTTCAAAAAACTAGTTATGATAATCCTCTATTAGCCTCTACTCCTGAGAAATCTAAAGAAGAAATAGATAAAGCTTATAGAGAAGCTGTACATTCAGGTAAAGTTATTAAGTTTAAACAAGAATATTTGGCAGATTTTGAGGCTGTTTCTGATAGTTGTTTTCCGGGTTTTATAGTAGAATCTACTAAAGAACATAAATATCCTAATGTTGTTGACTATAATTGGCATCCAGATTCTGGAACAATATTCGCTAGTTGCGACTTGAATTATGCGAAGCCCTCCTCCACTATATATGCACAAATAAATAAATTTAACGATGTAATGATATTTGGAGAAGATTTTACACCACACACTACTTCATATATGCAAGCTCAACATATATTAGATAAGCAGAATTATTTACAAAAATTAGCTAAAGACATTTGGAAAAAAGAAGAAGTACCATTAGAATATTGGTATAAGATTAGATTTCAAGAAGTAATAGCTGATATTTCAGGTAATCAAAGACAACTAAACGGTAGATCAGCTTGGGATGATTTTGAAGAGATATTAAACAAAAGACCAGTAGGTTTAAAACAGCCTAGAGAAGTCGGTTGTGACATGATACGACACTGGTTGCAATTTCCTTTGTTTGATGAAAAAGGGCGACCACTTCTAAAAGATAATAATGAACCAAAAACGGCTCCTAAATTATTTATTTCTAGAAATTGCACTAATTTAATATATGCTATTACTACTGCTAAATTTAAAAAGACTAAAGCTGGCGCTCTTAAAGAAGATTATGAAGAAGTTCCTGAAGGATATGAAGGACTTTTAGACGCATTAAGATATTTACTAGTTTATTTATTCCATGATCGTGGACAACATTTTACTATAACTAAGGGATTTTAATATGACTGATCCTAGAGGTTACACAAGAAAACAAATAGAAAGAGTAAAACAAGTAGTTAAAGAAGGTACTTCTCTATCTACTATAGAATTAGATGCAACCACTACAACTGAGACTATTAAATTTGGTATTCCAGTTTCTAAAGTTTCTTATTGTAGTAGTGGAGGTTTAGCCGGAACTATAATATTTTCAGTAGATGGTGTTGCTTTTGTAGATTCTACTGTTTTTGCATCTGGTACTCCAGGTAGTTATAATACTCATAATGTTATAGCTATTAAAGTTACTAGAACTGCCGGTACTGGTAAATTAGTTGTAGCGGCTAAATAATGAATAAGCCTTTAATATATCGACAGACTCGATATTTTAAAATAAACATTGACGAACTGCCTACGGAAGCTCGTAATACAGCTACTGTTAATGCTTTATACGCTTTTGTGTATATGGAATTTAGAGGAGCTAACGAGAATCCAAAATACAAAAGCTTGACTTACGAAGAGCGTATGAAAGCACTAAATGACTCAGCCAAAGAGTGGTTAAAGAAAAGAGGTTTCAAATAATGGCCAAAAGTAAAAAGGGAAGTAATAAAGCTCCTGATTTACTGACTCAATATCGTGGTGAAACTCCTCCTCCAATAGAAAGTTTAAAAGTAGATAAACAAGGGAGAACCAGGACTCTAACCAAAGCAGAAATGTTGAATCAGTGGTTTAAAGAAGCTAAAAATATGGGAAAACCTGACGGTGGCTTTTTAGGAGTTGAAGATAAATTACTAAACCCAAAAGATGTCGTTGATAGTGAGTTTCTTCATAAGAAGACTAAAAAATAATTAATTTTGGAGATTAAACATGGCAAAGAAAAAAGTAGATGCTGATAAAGAAGCATACAAAAGCCGTGGAAAACGTACTGGTAAAGCTGAACCAGTAGGTGTACCTGAGCCTTCTAGACTAGGCGTTGAAGGTGATTATTCAGACGGTAATGATGGTTCAAAAGCGCCTGCTGCTAAACCTGAAGTTAAGCATAAAGGCCCTGACAGGACTTAAGTATTTTTATAAGGGGGTGAATTTATCTCCCCCTCAATTTTTTTCATTATATTAGAAAGAGTCTAATATGTTTGATATTATAGATTTGGGTTCCATGTAAAGGATTAAATAAGTGAGTTTTAACCTAGGAGTTAGTAATCATCCTATTTCTAGACTGGGCGGATTGTCTTCTATAGGCATTTATCTATATGAAGACATTTATTATAGACAATGGATTACAGAAATAGCCTTAGCTTTTTATGAAGGTCGCCAAGACGAATTTATTTGGCTTGATCTTGTTCGTCAATTTCGTAATCCAGAGAAGCAACAGATTTTGCCGGTCAATCTCACTAAAGAAATTGTTGATGAAACTTCAATACTTTATAAAGAAGAACCTATCTATCGTGTTGTAGATAGTGAAGGTCGTGAACTGCCTAAAGATCAAAAGCTTTGGGAAAAGATCATGAAAGACAGTCGCTATCACATGTTGATGGATAAGCTCGACAGATGGACTAGACTGTTAGGAACAGTACTAGTAAAAGTGTCATTTGTAGATCCTAATACTGGATACCTAGTAAAACAAACTGATAAAGGCGTAGTACAATTAGATATATTACACGGTGGAGTTTATGACATAAGACATGGAGCTTCTCCTTATTATATTACAGAACTACTTATAGGTTTTGGTACTAAATTTGGAGGATTTCAAAATAATCAAAATTTTCAAGGTTTTGATAGAGTTAATAGATCCGTTCCTAGCCCCTCAACATATGGCCAAGCTGATATTATGGCCAAACAAAATGTTAAGGATACTAAACTTCTAGGACAGACTAATCGAATTTACTGGAGTCCTAGAGATCATAAGGTACTAGATAAAGATGGAAATCAATATCAAACTAAGAACCCATATGGTGTTATTCCTGCTGTACCTTTTTTCAACCAAGATCCAGCACACTATTACTTCTTACCTATTAATGAGCCTCTTATATATGCTAACCATGCTACCAATATGAGACTTAGTGATTTAAATCATATTGCTAAATTTCAATCATTTGGTGTTCCTGTAGTTTCAGGAGTAGAAAGACCAACTTCGATTAGACAAGGCAGACCTGTAGATGATTTTAATGTATTAAAAGGTGGAAATGCTCAGTCTAAATTCGGTGGTATCGGAGGTATTTCAGGATTTGGAGCTGGAGGTCATTTTAGAACTTTCGATTCTGGTATGGGTATTTTCAGAGATGGTAATGCTGATGCCAATGCTTTAGGATTTTCTTTAGGACCTGATACAGCTATTGCAGTAGGTGAAAAAGGTGATTTTAAATTTGCTCATCCAAATGCTGATATTAATGGATTAGTTAATGCTATACAAAGTATTACAGATATTATAAGAATTAATCATGGTTTAAGACCTAAATATAAAGATAATGTACCTGCTTCTGGTTTTGCTCTATTAATGGAAAAAATAGGCGTTATTGACGAAAATAGGCGCAGAAGTAGATTATTTCAACAAAGAGAACAACAATTATTTCATGTTATAAAAACCTTATATAATGTACACCATAATGAATCTGGAGAACCTAGTTTTTCAGAAGATGCTCAATTAGATATTACATATATTGAACCTAGATTTCCAGTTGATCCTAAAACTGAACAAGAAACATTAACTCTTACTAATTCTATTTTGGATACTGGAGATAGAGCTTCATATAAAAAATTATATCCTCATCTTAGTGATTCTGATATTAATAAACGTATTAGAAAA